CCCCAAGTTTACACACTTGCTTCTTTGACATTGAAGTAGACTTTGATCCTGAAAAGGGTTTCAGCCCTACTACTGATCCATTCAATCCAGTAACTGCTATCAGTTGTTACTTAGATTGGCTAGATCAATTGATTACTTTAGTAATTGCTCCCAAGCACATGTCACCCGAGACAGCACAAGAAATTTGTAATGAGTTTGAAAACTGTATGCTTTTCACAAACGAAAAGGATATGTTTGATGTTTTCTTTCAACTCATTGAAGATGCTGATGTATTGACTGGTTGGAACTCAGAAGGATACGATATACCTTATATGGTCAATCGTGTCACAAGAGTAATGAGTAAGGATGATACACGCAAGTTTTGTTTGATGGGTCAATTACCCAAGCCAAGAGAATACGAACGATTTGGTAAGAAAGAAATGACTTACGATTTAATCGGTCGTATTCACATGGACTATTTGCAACTCTACAAGAAATACAACTATGAATCCCGTCACAGCTACAAGCTAGATGCGATTGGTGAAATGGAAGTAGGAGAGAATAAAATCCCGTATGAAGGTACGTTGGATCAACTATACAACAATGACTTTGAAAAGTTTATTGCGTATAACAGACAAGATACGATGTTGGTGTTTAAGATTCACAAGAAACTTAAGTTCCTAGAACTAGCCAATCAACTAGCACACGAAAACACTGTACTGCTTCCAACAGTTATGGGTTCAGTGGCTATGATTGAAATGGCGATCTTTAATGAAGCCCATGAACGTGGGTTAGTAGTACCAGACAAAAAGAAAAGGAATGAAAATGCAGAAGAAATCCAACCAGCAGCAGGTGCCTTTGTTGCTACGCCCAAAAAAGGTATGCACGAATATGTCGGAGCCGTTGACATTAACTCGCTCTATCCCTCGGTTATTCGTGCCCTCAACATGGCAGGAGAAACAATTGTTGCACAGGTTAGACAGACGCTAACAGACAAGTATATGCTTGACAAGGGCAAACATCTTGCAAGTTTGAAAAAGCGTTATAAAAATGGTGATGACGATGTGACTGGTGCTATTCTATGGGAAAACATTTTTGGTGCATTAGAATATACTGCAATCATGGCTCAAGAACGTGGAACAATTCTCACTGTAGATTTTGAAGATGGTCGCAGTGAAGAAATGAGTGCAGCAGAAATATGGAAGATGGTCTTTGATAGTCATCGTCCTTGGATGCTAAGTGCGAATGGTACAATCTTTACATACGAGAAAGAAGGCGTAGTTCCAGGATTACTTTCACGTTGGTATAGTGATCGTAAAGTGATGCAGAAAAAACTTAAAGAATCAACTACTGATGAAGACAGGGACTATTGGGACAAGCGACAACTTGTTCGTAAGATTTTGTTGAACTCGGCGTATGGTGCATTGTTGAATGAACATTGTAGATTCTATGACAAGCGTATTGGTCAGAGTGTTACACTAAGTGGTCGTCAAATTGTACGGCACATGATGAGCACCATCAATGAAACAATCGCAGGTGAGTATTCACATGATGGTCAAGCTATTGTTTATGGTGATACTGACTCGTGCTACTTTACTGCATACCCTACTCTTAGTTCTCAAATAGCAAATGGTGAACTAGAATGGAACAAAGAAACTTGTATCGGTTTATATGATAGTATTGCTGACCAAGCAAACGAAACATTCCCCGGATTCATGGAACGAGCATTTCACGCACCTCGTAAGAATGGTGAGATTATCAAAGCAGGTAGAGAACTGATAGGTGACCGTAGTATCTTTATCACTAAAAAGCGTTATGCTATCAATATCTTTGATAAAGAAGGTAAACGCAAAGATAAAAACGGTAATCTAGGTGATATTAAAGCTATGGGGCTTGACTTGAAACGTGCTGATACTCCTAAGTATGTACAGGAGTTTTTACTAAACGTATTGACTATGGTTATTCAAGAGGGTAAACCACGTGAAGAAGTAATTGAAGTTGTAAAAACTTTTAAAAACAAACTTAGTGAACAAGACTCTTGGACTAAAGGTTCTCCTAAAGGTGTTAATAGACTTACATATTACGGAGACTTAGAAGCAAAGAGTGCAAAGGGTAGAGAAAACATGCCCGGACATGTTCGTGCTGCATTAAACTATAACTATCTGCGCCGTGTATACAATGACCAATACAGTCAGAAAATTGTAGATGGTATGAAGGTTGTAGTGTGTAAACTAAAAGACAATCCATTAGGCTTTACTAGTATTGCGTACCCAACTGATGAAATGAGATTACCAAGTTGGTTCTGTGAGTTGCCATTTGATGATGCAGAAATGGAAAAGATTCTAGTAGACGAAAAGATTGATAACTTGCTTGGAGTATTGAATTGGGATATCAGAAGCAATACAAATGTGAAGTCAACGTTTGATGAATTATTCACATTCGGTTAAATTGCTATTGACTATTGCAAAATATTCCACTATAATGTGTAATGTGAATGCCTAAATATTTTTAACAAAGGAATAAAATGAAAGATTATTTAAAAGATTTAATTGACCATACTCATGGTTTGGGATGTATTGAACTGATTAAAGTTACCGGTACTGAGACTGAAACTGCAATTAACGCAGTAGCAGAAGATAAGAGTGTTATTGTAAGTGGTTCATTTAAGAATCCAATCAGTGATTTTATTGGTGTGTTTGGTATGCCTAACTTGAGCAAACTAAAGACTATCATCGGCTTTGATGAATATGATGAACATGCCAAGATTAATGTAACCCGTACACCACGTGACGGAGAAGAAGTTCCTAGTACAATTCACTTTGAAACAAAGACAGGTGACTTTATTAATGACTACCGTCTTATGCTTAAGACTATTGCAGAAGAAAAAGTTCGCAGTGTTTCTTTTAAAGGCGCTAAATGGAACGTTGAATTTCAACCAACTGTTGCAGGTATTCAACGTCTTAAAAAGCAAGCAAGTGCAAATAGTGAAGAAAAGCATTTTGTGTTTAAAACTGACAATAATGAATTGAAGATTTACTTTGGTGATGCTTCAACTCACAGCGGTAACTTTGTATTTCAAGGTGGTATCACTGGCGTGTTGTCTAATACATTGATGTGGCCCGTAAAAGAAATCATAGGAATTCTTGACTTGGTTGGTGACAAGACCGTTCGTATCAGCGATCAGGGTGCAGTTGAAATCACAGTTGATAGCGGATTAGCAACATACGTTTATCTACTTCCAGCACAGAAAAAATGATCAAGGGTCTAGCCAGTATAGGTAAGTATGCGGTTGTTTCAGCAGGTAACACTAGTGTTCCTTATATCAATCAGAATGTCAGTAATCCTATGCAAGGTATGATTCGGGTATGGGGTACGGATATGCAAGTGTTTGATGGAACTAATTGGATAGTTATGAATACAAGTTATGCAATCGTTGGTCTAACTAGTGATGCAGAATCATTACTTGATTGGGCTAGACAAAAGCGACAAGAAGAACTTGAGTTAGTAGCATTAGCTGAAACCAATGTCGCAATCAAAGACTTGCTAGACACTATTAAGCATAAGCAAGAACAACTAGAAATGGTTAAAATCTTGATTAAGAAAGAAGTAACAGTTGGAACAAGATAATTTATCAGCAAAACAAAACCCCGACTGGGCATTGTTCTTACCTGCAGTCAGTAGTTTTTATATTGCTGGCTTAGGCAAACAACGCAAGGGTGAAAACTACTTTGACCAAGCACGTATACCTGCAGGGTTTAATGGTGATGTAGAGAAACTAAACTTTCTTAATAGCAAAGAAGGTCTTTACTATTACAAGTGGGGGTTGTACAGTGCTGGTCATGCCAACTTAGATACGACTGTCAATGATAATAATGAGAGTATCATTCGTGAACGTGAAGAAGGTACGTTCATGTTGGGTGACTCGGGTGGCTTTCAGATTTTAAAAGGTCAATGGCCAGCTGATTGGAAAGATCCCAACTGCCCTCGTGCTATGAAGAAACGCAAAGCAGTATTAACTTGGATGGACACATACATGGATTATGGTATGTGTTTAGATATCCCAAGTCAATCATTGACTACCTATCACATGAAAGATAAGAACGGTAATAGTTTGCATGGAATTAGAACTATTGAAGAGGCAATCACTGCTACACATATTAATAACGAATACTTTATAAATAATCGCTCAGGGAAATGTAAGTTTTTAAATGTGTTGCAGGGGCGCAATCATACTCAATCAGATGATTGGTATGAAGAAATGAAAAAGTATTGTGATCCAAACATCTATCCCAAAAATCATTTCAATGGTTGGGCATTTGGTGGACAAAACAAGATTGATGTTCATTTGATGTTGCGTAGACTTATTGGCATTATATACGATGGCTTACTATGTGAAGGCAAGCACGATTTAATTCACTGTTTGGGTGTGTCAATACTTGAGTATGCAGTATTGTTTACTGACGTACAGAAAGCTATTCGCAAATATCACAATCCAAAACTTCAAATTACATTTGACTGTGCTAGTCCATTCTTTAGTGCTGCTAAAGGACTAGGTTACTTTAACACCACGATTGAACATAATAAAAAGTGGTCTTATCAAATGGAAAAGACTGCTGAGAAAAAATCATATGCTAATGATAATCGTAAGTTCCGTGATGCTGTATTAGCTGATGGTATACATAAGTCATTTACTGATAGTCCAGTAACTAATACACTAGTTATGAAAGATTTATGCTATCGTGGTGTAGGATTCTTAGGACAACATGGCAAAGAAACTAAAACTAGTTGGGATACACTAAGCTATACCTTGTTACAAAGTCACAATGTCTGGATGCATATGAATGCTGTACAAGAGGCTAATCGTCAATATGAAACGGGTGTAGTTCCAAAGATGTTAACTCACAAGTTTGAAGGTGATAGATTCTTTACCCAATTAATTGATGAAATCTTTAGTAAGAAAACTCGTCAAGAATCACTAGATTTGATTGATTATCATAGTAGTTATTGGAAACAATTTCAATCAGGTAGTCAGGGTATTAGCGGTAAGAAAACGGTTAATGCAATGAGTATGTTTGAAGAATTGTTCACAGTAGATGAAGAACCAGTAGAAGAAATAGAAGATAGTGATGAGGCTATCGCATTAGTTTTGGAGTAATAAGATGTACAAGCAACAAATTGCAAAATTACAACAAAGGGCAATAGACCTTGACAAAGAAATATTGAAGGCAGAAAAGGACGCAAACTTTAATGTAGACGCCCTTAAGTCTATGCAATCACAACGTAGTATGATATACTATGAAATACAGCGACTTAATAAGTTGCAGTGGGAAGAAGACCATGAACGTGTTAGTTATGATGATGAAAGAGATAGATAATGGATCAAATAAATCAAGTACAAGCAGAAAAACGTCAGCGTATTAAAGATAGAGCATTGCGTACAATTTTTGTACGTTTTCAAAAAGAAGGTATTCATAAGTACCCGGCAGCAGCAACAGACCCTAACTTGGCAACAGGTGATGAGTATGATGTTAGCTTTTTAGCTACTCCACATCGTCACATATTTCATTTTGAAGTGACGATTGAAGTGTTTCACAACGACCGTGATATTGAGTTCATTCAATTCAAACGATGGTTAGAGAATCAATATTCTCAAAACATTCTTGCGTTGGATTACAAAAGTTGTGAAATGATCAGTGATGACCTTTATGAGGTTATTGCAACTCGGTATCCTGATAGAAATATCATTATCAAAGTCTCAGAAGATGATGAAAATGGTGCTTCTATTATGTATAGAACTTCACAACCTTATCAATCACTCGCTATTTAAAGGAAAATAAAATGGCAAAACAAACTTTTCAATCAAACCCACGTGTTCGTCAACTTTTTGAGGACCTAGAGAACTATCTAGAATTCTGCGTGGAATATGGTTATAAGTACAATGAATCAGAACTCTACGATCAACGGAGTTATGTATATCGTCAGTATACTAAATTTGCTACAGGCAAATTTGCACGAAATCAATGGCAGGAAAACGCTCGTCCATAATGCGTAAACTCTATTACATGGGGCTGGAGCCTTATAAAGCTAGATACACTCTACAGTTACAAGAGTGGAATACTCGTGTGTTTGATCGTAGAGGCATCAACTACGTTGTAGTGCCCGGAAAAACACTCAGCAATGACCAAGCAATTGTAACTGGTCAAGTATTAGATGCTCATGGTCGCACATACTTTGGTATGAGCCAACTTATGAATCTAATTCGTATGATGAAACAAGGTGAATTAAACTGCGAAGATGTTGTTTACTTTGAAGATATGTTTCAGCCCGGTATTGAGAGCCTTCCTTATATACTCAATCAAATTGATAGCATTCACAGACCTCGCATTTTTGTTCGTTGTCTTGCTCAAAGTATTGATCCTGATGATTTCGTACACATATGGGGTATGTCCAAGTGGATGGGTCATTATGAAAAAATGCTTGACTCATTCGTAGACGGTGTACTTGCTACTAATGAAGAAATGGTAATGCACATGAAGATTGCAGGTTGGACTGCTCCAATCTATAATATCAGTGGGTTAGCATTTGGTAAAGATGAAGTGCAATCTCGTGTAGCAAGTATCAAGTCATTCAATGAACGCAAGATGCGTGTAGTATTCTCTGCACGTTGGGATCAAGAAAAACAGCCAGACTTTTACATGGATCTCATTGAGGTATGGAACAGTCATCCTGGATTATCAAAAGTTGAATTCTGTGTCTGTAGTGGTGGCAAACTAAAATCTAACAGCGATAGTTATATGCAACGCACCCGTGAAATGGTAGATGCAGGAAAATTAACAATCTATGAGGATTTAGAAAAAAATGATTACTACAACATTGTTAATGATAGTCGGGTAGTATTTAATTGTGCGTTACAAGACTGGGTCTCTAACACCGTATCAGAAGCAGATACTCTTGGATGCAATGTTCTCTATCCTGCTTATCGCAGTTTCCCCGAAACTTTTGCCAATGACCATGAACGTATGTATATTCCTTGGTCTATTGACGATGCTGTAAATAAATTGGAAACACTACTACAATCACCACATCCAAGAATGGGAGAAATAAGCAACCGTAATGATAGTACTATTGACAGAGTATGTGATATACTTGCGGGCAAGGGCGAAGATATGCTACGAATGACTACTGATTATCGTAAACACACTAGAGAAAGTAAATATTAAAATGGCAACTTGGACATTAAAAACACAGCATAAAAAGAGTGCAGTTGAAAAACAATACTGGCGCAAAGATAGTGAAGTAATTATTAGAACCGAAGGCTATCGTTGGTGCGAATTCTACTGTGAAAGTGATGAACAACCTGATATTGACTATAAAAATGAAGGTGAATACAATCTCAGTGATAGTGATTACGATTGGGAATTGGTAAGCATGGATGATGGTTGTTGGGCAGATTGGGAATTTCCTGAAGACATGCCCAGAGAAGAACAAGCAAAAATAGAAGAAGCATGGGAAGAAGATTACTTTGAAGGACTAGAAGAATTAGGATGGAGTTGTGATGACACTGACTATATTCTTTTGGGACCATTAGAGTTGTCTGACGCAGATGGTAATATTGTGGGTCAAGGCGATCCAAGTTAAATAAATTTTTAAAAGGAAACTAAAATGAAAGCACATGAAGATATTAAAACACAATTGGCAGCATACGAAGTAGAACACACTAAGTTTGAAGCAGGTAATGCAGCAGCAGGAACTCGTGCCCGTAAAGCATTGGGTGAACTAGCTAAAGCAGTTAAGGCTCGCCGCAACGAAATTACCGCTGAAAAAGCAGCAAGAAAAGAAGCTAAGGCTTAATCTTTGATAAATACATATGTTGCAAAGAGGCAACTAATAGACTTTGGTCTCGTTGAGCATAAACGATAGATGCTTTGAAAGGAACATATGTATAAACTTTATCAAATAACCAATACGGTCAACGAAAAATCGTATATAGGTATCACAAAACTTTCTATAAATGAAAGATGGAATGTTCATGTATCTAATTCAAGAAATCCTAAATATCCATTACACCATGCTATTGCAAAGTACGGATCAGATTCTTTCATAATAACTCTTTTAGAAGAAAATCAGAATCGTAAAATTATCAGTGATTTAGAAGAACCTACGATCCAACAATTAAAAACTCACATAACACAGCAAGGATATAATGTTGCTAAAGGTGGATATGGCGGAGACTTAGGACCAGAAGCGAGTCGCAAGCGTTTAGAAACTATAAAAAATTATTCACCGGAGAGAAAAGCAGAACATCAACGAAGATTGAGTAAACGCAATTTAGGTAAAACCAAAGAAAATGATGCAGGGAGATTAGCCCAATCAGAGAAGATAAAAGGTAACACTTTTCGTAAAGATATACCACATGTTGATAGTTCAAAACAAAAAATATCAGAAGGCAATACGGGAAAAGTAAGATCCAAAATTGCTAGACAAAACTACAGCAAGAATGCTAAAATAAGAGGAACTGGTCCGCAATTGCAAGGCAAAAAAGTTAGCTGTCTTTGCTGTAACAAAGACTGGGATTTAGGTAATTTTACACAACACATAAGGAAAATAAATGAGTTTTAATAAGACTAAAGCAGACCCCGAACTTGGATTAAAAGTTCACGAACACTTAGTTAAGATGGGTGTTGAGACTCCTACTAAGCCAAATGGATTAAGTAGGACTGACAAGATTGAAATCATTGAAGCAAAGTTCAATGATATTATGAACACTTTGGGACTTGATTTAACTGATGACAGTTTGATTGAAACTCCCAAGCGTGTTGCAAAAATGATGGTTGGAGAAATCTTTTGGGGACTTGATTATGAAGCATTCCCTAAATGTACAGCAGTTGATAACAAGATGCACTATAACGAAATGGTTGTAGAGCGCAATGTTAATGTACAAAGTAACTGCGAACATCACTTTGTCGTAATCGATGGATTGGCTACTGTCGCATATGTTCCTAAACAAAAAGTACTTGGATTGAGTAAAATTAATCGTATTGTAGAATACTTTAGCAAGCGTCCGCAAATTCAGGAACGATTAACAGAACAAGTATTCCATGCATTACAATACATCCTTGAAACAGAAGATGTTGCGGTTATGATTGATGCACAACACTATTGTGTGAAAAGCAGGGGCGCAGAAGATACGGGTAGTAGTACTGTTACAAGTAAGCTAGGTGGTGGATTCAAAAGTGATCCAGCAGCACGTGCAGAATTCTATCAACTGGCAAGGAAACAATAATGGAAATACAACCAAAAGATACTAGCCGAGGACATTTTTATGTTAGCCTTGTAAAAAGTTTCCTTCGTATCGGAGCAGGTATATCACTTATTATGATTGGTATTCCCGAAGCAGGCACGTTGCTTATTGTTGCAGAAATTCTTGGCATTGTTGAGGAGTTGGTATAATGGGATTTCGTAAACCAATAGACTATAATAGTGTTCATCATCAAATTTATATGGCTGGTGTAGAACTTCACTCTAGTCATAATGATGGATTTACTACTTGGGAAATTAAAAAAGACTTACACCGTCTTAAATGGTTACTAGATGAAATCATGGCTGATGCTCCAACTTATGCCGCTGAACAAGAATTCTTAGATGACCATTCTAAAGTAAAGATGTGGAGAACATTGAAAAAATGATATTCAACCGAATTAAAGAACTAAAACTACAGGGTCTTAAGATAGGTATCGTATTCTCGCAATTTGATATACTACACGCAGGACATATTGCAATGCTTAGTGAAGCTAAGAATCATTGCGATTACCTAATTGCCGGGTTACAGAATAACGCACAATGGGACAGACCCGGAAAGAATGCACCTATTCAAAGTATTGTAGAACGACAGATTAGTTTGAGTGCAGTACGCTTTGTTGACGAGATAGTTGTTTACAATACAGAAAAAGATTTGGAAGATATCTTATTGACATTGCCGGTAGATGTGCGTATACTAGGGGTTGAGTACAAAGGAAAAGACTTCACTGGACAAGAAATATGTGAGAAACGTAGCATTGAATTAGTGTTCAATGGGCGAGATCATTCATTTAGTTCATCCAGCCTGCGGAAGCGTGTAGCAGAAGCAGAATTAAAAAAGGATAATTAAATGGCACAGAAGATATTGATTATGGGATTGCCCGGAGCAGGCAAAACATTCCTAGCTATTGCATTAAAAAAGTTTTTAGAAACAAATTCTACACTGCGACACATGCCAATGAGCAGAGCCATAAATATGGAAATGACTCCTTCTGCATATTCATGCACAGTGGACTGGTTCAATGCTGATGAAATTCGCAAAAGATACAATGATTGGGACTTCAGTAACGAAGGTCGCATCCGTCAATCATTGCGTATGGCTGAGTTTGCATTGCAGTGTACTAGTGACTATGTGATCTGTGACTTTGTTGCACCATTGGTTGAGATGCGTAATAACTTCAAAGCAGACTGGACCATTTGGGTAGACACTATTGCAGCTGGACGCTACGAAGATACTAATAAGGCATTCATTCCACCCGAAGTATATGATTTCCGTATTATAGAACAGAACTGTGATAAGTGGGCAGAATTTATTGGGCAACATATACTAGACAATCGCCGTAGACCAGTTTTTGATTGGAAACAAGAAACAGTACAGATGTTAGGTCGCTGGCAACCATGGCATGCTGGACATCGTGCATTGTTTGAACGACTGATAGCGAAGACTGGGCAAGTTGTTATTCAAGTACGTGATGTACAAGGATGGCAAGGTTCAAATCCTTTTGCTATTGACCAAGTTAAAGGTTTTATTAAACGAGATTTAGATCCAATATACCAAGGTCAATATGAGATACAAGTTGTACCTAATATTGTTCATATTGGATGGGGTCGTGGAGTAGGTTATACCTCAGGAGAAGAAACATTTGACGAAAGTATTACTCAAATTAGTGCTACTAATATCCGAAAAGAAATGAATTTAGGTAAATAGATATAACCGGTCTCTTATGGGCTCATCCCGGTATACAAATTCTGCGTCCTATGCTATAATAACATAGGAGAACATCATGGCAAAGAAATATTTCAGTACAAAAACGTACAATCAGATAGGTCCGGTAGCTTATCGTCAATGGCGTGCAGATAGTCATTGTAACTTAATTCATGGTTACGCAATGTCGTTTCATTTTGAATTTGAAGCAGATACACTAGACGCACGTAACTGGGTAACAGACTTTGGTGGACTAAAGCCACTTAAAGAAAAACTAGAAGAATGGTTTGATCATACATTGCTAGTCGCACAAGACGATCCAATGCGTGAACATTTGTTAGAATTAGGTAGACTT